ATGGCTGGCAAGCCGCAACATTGGAAAGAACGCAACGGGCGTTACTCAGCTCGCATCGTCATCCCTACCCAACTTCGGCCATACCTCGACAATCGTCGCGAACTGGAAATCCAGCTAGGCGGCGACCGTCGGACGGCTCTCCGAAACCATGCCGCAGCCGTCGCGTCTATGCAGCGGCAAATCGGTATTGCCCGTCAGAAGCATGAGGCAGCGACGGGAAAGCAACCTGCCGCTGCACCCTACCCCCTCACCGTCCAACAGATCGCGATTCGGGACTATCAAAGCCAGATCGACTTTGACGCGGAACTTCGCGCAAACGATTCGCGATACGCTCGATTCGATCCGGACCCAGACGAGGCCCGGCGCTTCCGCGACGGCTTTGCCGGCAAGCTCTCAGATGATGAACTCTATGCGCTGGTCGGTGCCCGTGTCGAACGCGCTCGGCTCGCGGGTAACACGGATGCCGTTAGAGGCACCGATAAATGGCGAGCGTTAGCTCAAGGGTTATGCGTGGCCACCTATGAGGCTATGGCCCGCGAGGAAGAGCGAAACGAAGGCAACTTCACCGGCGAGCCGGCGCATCCACTGCTTGCCGATGCTCCCCATATATATAATGGCTCTCCAGATCCGATCACGTTTAACTCTGTCGTTGACGATGAGGTGAAGCGTCGGGCGCGTGGCAAGAACGCTAAGCCACTCCCAGACCGGACAGCGAAGAAGTATCGTGACCATTGCGCCGCGTTTGCCAAGTGGCGAAAGAGCAATGACGCGCTGACCGTGACGGCCGCAAAGGGCAAAGGCTGGATCGAATCATTGCAAGATGCCGGCGAACTCAGCAATCGCACGGTTAAAGCAATGCTTCAGAACGTCCGCACGGTCATGAATTGGGGGCGGCAGAACGATCCGGCGAACTTCTTCCCGACCGGCAATCCATTGAACGGCATCAAGGCCCCTGATTACACAACCCTGCCCTCATACCTCCGCGCCTTCACGATGGATGAGGCCGAGCTAGTCCTTACGGCTGCCCGGAAAGAAGAAAAGGCCATGTTCCGGTGGATACCGTGGCTGTGCGCCTATTCGGGCATGCGCGTGAGCGAGGCCGGCAAACTTCGGAAGGAAGATTTCTTCCAGGTCGGCGACCGGTGGTTTTGGAAGGTGACGATGGCTGGTAACCGGACATTGAAGACGGAGAGCAGCGAACGCCGCATCCCCGTTCATAAGGCACTCGCCGATGAAGGTTTGGTTGATTTCGTCCAGGCGGCACCGGGTGGCCGCCTATTCAGGGGCGAAACGAAAGATGAGATTTCCGTTCAACCCCGTGTCGGCACGTGGGTGCGCGGGTTGATCCCTGTGGATAAGCACCCGGAACTATCGCCTAATCATGGCTGGCGTCACCTGTTCGACGACTTTTGCCGCCGCGATGGCGTGTCGGAAGACGCGCGGAACTACATGACGGGTCGCACGGATGGGGGCTCGCAGGAGCTATACGGGCGAAGCGAGGTCATGCTTCCCGGCCTTGCCGCTGCGATGGATCGGATAACGCCGGTTCCGCTCGGGGACACTTGAATCAATAAAATTGACAAATAGTCGACGAATATTCAAATTTCTTTAATGTAAGTATTTACTTACACACCCGCCTATGAGAGAATCCTTCTCAAGTTGAATTGAGGACGGATTGCCTGTTGTTAGAGAATATTAGGAAGGCGGCGATGAAGCCGCTGAATAACATCATCGAACAAAAGGCATATTCTCTCTTAGATGGGCGCATTTCTGAGTTATTCGGCGTTCGTCCTACTTATTCTGGCGTGAACATCAGCGGTCAATCGGCGCTTTATGTTCCCGCTGTTCTTCAGGCTGTCCGGTTAATCTCCGAAACTATTGGCTCTCTCCCGTGCAAGGTCTATCGGGAAACCGGAGCCGGGAAGCTGCCCGCCAAGGATCATTCCGCCTATCGCATCGTCCACAAGCGGGCGAACGAATGGACCGGCGCGGGCGAGCTTCGCACCCTCCTAACCGCCGACGCGCTCATGTATGGTGACGGATATGCGAAGGTAGTGCGGTTTGACGATGGCCGGCCCTTTGAACTTCATCAGCTGAAGCGCGGCAAGGTCACGCTTCTTGAGGACGAGTTTACCGGCGCACCGGTCTATCGCGTGCAGGAAAAGACCGGCACCAGCGATTATCCGCACACTGAAATCCTTCATATCCGCTCGTTCCTCGGCACGTCACCGATCGCGCTCGGCAAGGAAGCTATTGGCCTTGCCGCGATCCTTGAGCGCCACGGCGCACAGTTCTTCGGTTCCGGCGCTCGTCCTTCCGTCGTCATCAAGGCCGGCAAGACGGCAGACAACGACGCGGGCGCAAACAATATCAAGAATGTTCGGAACGACTTCAAGCGTTGGAAGACCGAACCGAGTGAGCTCCTGATTCTTCCTCCCGAGTGGGACGTTGATCAGCCGGCCATGACCTCGACGGATGCGCAGTTCCTCGAACATCGTCTTGAACAGGTCCGTGAAATCGCCCGCATCTTCGGCGTGCCGCCGACCATGCTTTTCGAGCTTACGCGCGGAACGTGGTCGAACACGGAACAGATGGGCGCGCAGTTCCTTCAGCTTTGCCTTCGCCCGTGGCTCGACCGTTGGCAGGATGCTTACACGGCTGTCCTTCTCAATGAAGACGAGCAAGGCGATCACTATTTCGAGTTTGTCACTGACGACCTCATGCGCGCCGACGCGGCCAGCCGCACCGCAAATATGACCGCCCTCGTGACGAACCGCATTATGACGCCGAACGAGGTTCGGGCAATCCTCAACATGCCGCCGCTCCCCGGTGGCGACGAACTTACCAATCCGCACACGACAAGCAATGCCGCGCCCGCACCGGCCCCGGCGAAGGAGAACGCATGACCCCAGCACAGAAGCTGTTGGCAGCTTTCGAAGCTCGCCTTGCCGCATATGAGAGGGCAATGGCCCGATGATCGAACATCACGCTTTCTTCGGCGACGGCGAAAAGGTCTTCGCCTTCCCGACCCGCGCCCTCATTGAGGAACTTGAGCGCACGACCGGCAACGGTATCGGTGCACTGTTCCGGCGATTCCGCACGTCGGAATATTCGTTTGCCGAAATCATTCATGTGCTTCGCCTTGGCTTGATCGGTGGCGGAACCCTCCCGGCCGCAGCCGACCAGCTTGTTGCGATCTACTGTATCGGCCGCCCCATGGCCGAAACCTTCGCCGTAGCAGATGGCGTCATTACCGCGCTGTTCTTCGGTAATGCCGAACCCGAGCCTGAAGACGACTTCGACGCTCCCTTGAGCGAAATTCGACACGCCGCCCATGAGGGCGTTGTCGAATGACCGATCGCCTCGAAATCAAGGCCGCGCTCACGGTTGACGATGCCGGCACCATCACCGGCATTGCATGGCCGTTCGGCTCGCCGGATCGCGTCGGCGACGTGATCGAAAAGGGAGCCATCGCCTCGCCGGAGGTGCTGCCGATGTTATTCGCCCATGATCAGGCGCAGGTTATCGGCGTTTGGGACGAAATCAGCGAGACGCCGGACGGCCTGACCGTCAAGGGTCGCTTGCTCGTGGATGACGTTGAGCGCGCCCGCGAAGTCCGCGCCATGATCCGCACGAAGGCCGTTTCAGGCTTGTCCATCGGTTTCCGCACAAAGGCCAGCAAGCCCCGCCAGCACGGGCGCACAATTACGGCCCTCGACCTCCACGAAATCTCAGTTGTCGCCGTTCCGAGCCATCCCGGCGCGCAAATCACGTCAGTAAAGGCCGCCGATGGCACGGCAGACCAAAAGGAACCCATCTTGGAAAACGAAGCAGAAATTGAAGTGAAGAACGACCCGGTAATCTCGCCGGAAGACCTAAAGGCTCTCAAGGCCGACGTCGCGACCATCAAGGCGAAGCTCAACCGCCCGACCGCAGCGAACAACAACCATCCGGCCGCCGCCAACGACAACGGTGTCGAACAGAAGGCTTTCGCTGACTATCTCCGCAGTGGTGAAGTTGACCGCAAGGCCCTGACCGTCGCCAACGACGCGCCGGGCTATGTCCTCGCACCGGAAGAAACCAGCGGCGAATTCATCCGTAACCTTGTCGAATTTTCGCCGGTTCGCGGCATCGCCGATGTTCGCTCGACCGGCTCGCATACCATCATCCTGCCGAAGCGCCTGACCGTCACGAACGCCAAGTGGAAGGGCGAAGCAGTCACCTCAGAAGCATCCGAACCGACGTTCGATCAGATGGAATTTTCCGTCAAGGAAATGACCACGCACGTCGATGTCGGCAACTGGCTTATCGAAGATGCCAGCCATGACGTCGAAGCCGAAATCCGCCTCGCACTTACCGAAGACTTCGGTGCGAAGGAAGGTCTTACTTTCGTCAACGGTAGCGCCGCAGTCGAGCCGAAGGGCTTCATGCAGGAAGCAGCCATCACGAACAGCCTGAACGGGCATGCGACGAACCTTTCGGCAGACGCGCTTATCAAGCTCATGTATTCCCTGCCGGGCGTCTACCGGAACCGGGGAACGTGGGCCATGAACGGCACCACGCTCGCGGTCATCCGCACTCTGAAGGACGGAAACGGCAACTATCTGTGGCAGCCGTCTTATCAGGCAGGCCAGCCCGAAACGATCCTCGGCCGCCCGGTGGTCGAACTGATCGATATGCCGGACGTTGCCGTTAACGGCTTCCCGATCATCTTCGGCGACTTCAAGGCCGGCTATCGCATCTATGACCGTATCGAACTTCAGGTTCGCCCGAACCCGTATTTGCTCGCGACCGAAGGCATAATCCGCTTCCATGCTCGCCGTCGTGTCGGCGCCGGGGTGGTCCGCGCCGATGTCTTCCGCAAGCTGAAGATGGCGACGGCCTAAACTATGACCTTTCAGCGGCCCGCATATGAACAGGTGACGATTGCGCACGGTGTCAACACCGTTGCGCTTCGTCCTACCTTGCGGCCGCTGCCACCCTTGAGGAGCGCTACGGCTTCCCGGCACTGTTCCGGGCGCTGGACGACATGAACCTCACCATCATATCCGAAATCATCCTGACGGCTTCGTCACCCCAGGATGCAGCGGCCTGCTTGGCTGGCATACCCGGCAGGCCGCTTTTTCCCTTTTTCATAGCTGTTCGCCAGCCGCTCGGCAATCTCGTTTCCATGCTCATGCCGGCACCCGACCCGAAGGCAAAGCGCTCGACCAGCACCGGCAAGCCGATGCCATGGGCCGAAGTGTATTCTTCGCTCTTCGATAGCGCGACCGGCTGGCTTGGCTGGACGCCTGAAACTGCATGGAACTGCACGCCGACCGAGATCACCCGCGCCATGTCCGCACACTTCGACCGTCTCGTGACCACGGGCGTTCTAGTGCGCGACGATAAGCGGCCGGCCAAGGAAGCCGATCCCGAGCAGGCCGCGCGCAACGAAGCCGAAGGCCTCGACACCGCATTTGACCGTGCCGGACTTCGCGCCCTCAAGGCCAAGATGGCAGGTGGCGCATGAGCAAGCCGCATCGCATCTGTTCTTGCGGCTCTATCGTGCCACACGGCGAGCGCTGCGAATGCCAGCGCACCGCGACCCGCGACCGTAACCGCCGCCATGATGCCCGCCGGCCGTCAGCATCCGCACGCGGATATAATGGCGAATGGCGCAAGGCCCGCCTCGACTACCTCGCCATGCATCCGCATTGCCGGGAGTGCAGCAAGAGCGGACTTACTCGCCTTGCTACCGTCGTGGATCACATCATTCCGCATCGTGGCGACAAGCGCCTCTTCTGGCACCGCGCCAACTGGCAGCCGCTTTGCGAGCCCTGCCACAACTCTATCAAGCAGCGGCAGGAGCAAACTCAGTGACCTTGTTGTGCCATTCTTCTCCTCGCCGCGATAATCGGCAGAAGCTCTGCTTCGACCAGCTTTTTGCCAGCAGCGCTAACGCCGGCCCCGCCAAGTCTACCTTCCACCAATCCCAGCTCAGTGAGTCGCTTGTCCATTTTGACAGTAAGCAGGGCAGCGTTGTGCCTATAAATGCGAAGCAGCCAATCCCACTCTTCGTCCGTCAGATCGTTGCGAGAAAGCATTTTCATCGTCCTTTCGAATGAGGGTTGCGACGACTCAGCATTGTGAATGCGAATGGTTGTTTTGAAAATTGGTGGGCTCGATGACGCCCGCAGAACGCGCCCGACAGATCGACCGGCAAGAATTCGAAGCAGAGTGCGTAGCCATCCGGCAGCGTGCCTATGCGATGCTGATGCGCAAGCCCGCTCGTGATCCCCGTGTTGACCAATGGATCAAGCGAGGGATGGAGCCTGCCGTCGCCAGCTTCAAGCCTCAAATGACAGCCTCGAACCGGACGGTATCACCCAACTTCCGGCGTCCGGCAACGATGCACGAAGCCTTCGGAAGGGAGCAGAGCCTAGACCAATGGGCGCAAGAGTATGGCATCCGACGCGGGACATTGCGCACTCGCCTCAAGCTCGGCTGGACGCTCGAAGCCGCGTTGCGAAAGCCTCCTGGCCAGACCGGCCGGCGCGTTCACCTCCCCAGGCCGGGGGTGCCTTCTGACTTTGCCCCTTCGCGGGAGACCGGCGCATGGGGCACCGCGCAAGAGACGCCGAATATAACTTTTTCAGGAATTGAAGCATGACGGCTGTTAGCCTCGACCTCGCCAAGGCTTATATGAAGGTGGACGGAACCGCCGAAGACGAGCTTATTTCTCTTTATCTTGAGGCCGCAGAGACGTGGTGCGGGAATTACATCGGTAGTCCTATCGCCGATCTCGACCCCGTTCCTGCAGACGTGAAGATTGCCGTTTTGCGGCTCGTTTCCTTCTATTTCGAGTGCCGAAACATCGCGACTTTCTTTCCATGCAGCTTGCGCCGCATGGCGTGACCTCGATCCTCGATAGCTACCGTGAAAAGTGGTTCACCGATGGCGAGTAATGACGGATTAGACGACCTCATGAAGGCGTTCGACCGCGTGAAGACCGCCCCACGACAGCAGATCACGAAGGCGCTTTTGGATTCCGGCAACGAACTTGCCGACGCCCAACAGCATCTTGCACCGAAGGACACCCATGCGCTCGCCGACAGCATCTCCGTGACCGGCCCCGGCCAGCCCACGCCGGCTTACAGCCAGCCGGGCGGCTCTCGCTTAGCCGGTGAAACGGAAGTCATCGTGACGGCTGGCAACACCGATATCCGTTACGCGCACCTTGTCGAATACGGCACCAGCAAGTCCGAAGCGCAGCCTTTCTTTTGGCCGGCCCTTCGCCTTCTCCGCAAGCGCCTTCAGCAGCGCATTGACCGCGCCGGCCGGAAGGCCGTGCGGGACGCATGGAACAATAAGTAATGATCGAACCGACCCTTGCCCTTCAGACCGCAATTCGCACCGCGCTTATTACGTCGCCGGCCGTGACCGTGCTTGTGCCTGTTGACCATATCCGTTCCGGCAGCACGCGGCCCGATAAGACGCCGGCCGTCATCATGAGCGACGGCAACACCGCAAACGGCGGGCACGACTACGCCAGCCAGCGCACGGCATGGGTTTACCTCGACCTTCATATCTGGACGTTGGACGCCGGACAGGATGCCGCGAAGGAAATCGCTGGCACTGTAGCCACCGCTCTCGACAAGCCCTTGAATTTTGAGGGGTGTGAGTGTGATCATTTCCGCGTCACCGCATCCCGGTTCCCGCGCGACCCTGACCCCGCTTATGGTCATGGCGTCCTATCGATCGAAGCTCTCATTCGGTGGACGGTCTAATGCTCAATATTGGAAACATGGATCGCCGGATCACTATCGAGCGCGAAACTGAAATTGTGTCACCGTCCGGTGATGCACGAAAGGTTTGGACGCCAGTTGCAACTGTGTGGGGCGAAGTCCTTCAGCAGACGGCGAGCGAATTCTTCACCGGCTACGGCGAGGCTGAAACCGGCACCGTGATCTTCCGTATCCGCTATCGCCCAGGCATCACGACGGCCGACCGTGTGACCTACGACGGCGTGCTTTACGGCCTGAAGGAAATCAAGGAACTCGGCAGGCGGGACGTGCTGGAGCTTCGCGGCGAGGCCCTGAAGTGACGCATACCCGTGGCGTGAAGCCGCCCGTTTCCCGCGACAGCAACGCATTGACGAAGGCACCGGCAGCGCCGAAGCATCTTTCTCCGTATGCGCGCGCCGAATGGAAGCGGATTATGCCCGGCCTCATTGAGCGGGGCATTATTGTCCGCTCCGATCTCAGCGGCCTAGAAGAACTTTGCACCGTTCGCGGTTTGGCCCGCACCTACACCGAAGCCTTGAGCATGACGCCCCTCGACAAGGTAGTTTTCGGAATGTTGAACCGCGCCTTGCAGACTTCGCGGCAGCTTGCGGCCGAATATGGATTGTCGCCGGTTTCCCGCGCCCGTGTCGGCAGCGCAACCGGCGAAGACGACGACAGCGACAACCCGCTCATGATCGGCAGGAACCGGGCATGAGCAAGAGCGCCTTTCCGCATTGGATTTATGACAGCTCGGAAATCCAGGATACGAACGGCGACGGTGAGCTTGCCGTGCAGTTCCTCCGCGCCTTGCGGCACCCGGCCAGCACCGCGCCGAAGCGCGCCTTTCAGCTTTACACGCCCTTCGAACGGATGACGAAGCGCATCTATGGGCCTCGCAACCCCGATGGCACCCGTGTTGTGAAGAAGGTTTTCTTGATGCTCGGCCGTGGCAACCGCAAGACCAGCCACGCTGCCGCATGGTCGCTTTTGCACCTGCTTGGCCCTGAAGCTGTCCCGGCCGGGCAAGTGATCTTTGCCGCTTGTGACCGCGAACAGGCCGGCATCGGCTTTCGCGAGGCCGCGAACATCGTCCGTATGGACCGCCGGCTTGTTGCTGCGACGAAGATCAATGACGCCTTTAATTCCGCGAAGCAGATCTTAAACCGCCGAAACGGCGCGACCCTCAAGGCAATTTCCAGCGACGGCAAGGCGCAGCACGGCACCACGCCGAATTTCATTCTTGTGGACGAAATTCACCAATGGAAGGGCCGCGACCTTTGGGAAGCTCTCGACTCCGGCACGACGAAGGTGGCCGACCCGCTCACCATCATCTGCACCACGGCCGGCCGTGGACAGGATAATCTCGGCTTCGAACAGTATGATTACGCCTACAAGGTCGCGATCGGCGAGATTGACGACCCGACCGTATTGCCGATCCTGTTCCAGCTTGAACCGGGCGACGACTGGCGCGACGAAGCGACATGGCCGAAGGCGAACCCCGGCCTTCCGCACGGGTTCCCCAATATCGTCGGCTTGCGCAATAAGTCGAAGGAAGCAGAGAACAGCCCGCCGGCCCGTTACCAGTTTCAGCAGTTGAACTTGAATATCTGGCAGGCCGCTTCCCGCGATCCGCTTTTCGACATGGCCGTTTATGACGCTGGCCGTGATCCGTATTTTGACCTTGCCGAGCTTGAGAGCTTGCCTTGCTGGCTCGGCGTAGACTTGTCACGATCCGGTGACTTGACTGCCATAGTAGCCGCGTTCCGGCATCATGATGGCAGGATTTCACTTGCCCCGTGGTTCTTCCTGCCGTCTGAAGGCTTGGAGGATAAGGCGAAGATCGAACAGGTTCCTTATCCCCGCTGGCGTGACGACGGCCTGTTGACGGTGATCGAAGGCCCGGTGATCGAACCCGACGTGATCGCGGATAACATCGTTGACCTTTGCGGCACCTACGACGTTCGCGAAGTTATTTTTGACCCGTCGCTTGCCGGCCCGCTCATGTCGAAGCTCATGCATGCCGGCATCAACGTGCTTCAGCTTCCGCAGACGGCGAAGCACATGCATGGCCCGATTTGCGACCTTGAGCGCATCGTGAACGGCCGGCGCATCCGGCACGGCGCGCACCCGATCCTTCGCAATCACTTCGAAAGCGTCGTCGTGAAGCGCGCCACCAGTGCCAGCGAATTGACCACCATGCACAAGGGCACTCGCCACAGCAATCATATCGACGGCGCTATCGCGTCCGCGCTGTCCGTCTTCCGGGCAGCCGCGAACGATAACACGCGTTCCATTTTCGACCTCGACCCCGATGAATTTGACCGGCTTCGCGAAGACGATGCCGAAGCCGCATAAGGATTACTGCAATGGATGAAGGCCAGCGCCTTTTAGTCACCTTCGAAGCCCGCCTGACGAAGTATGAACGCGACCTTGAACGCTCGAAGAACAAGAGCCGAATCAATTTCAAGGCTATCCAGAAGGATGCCGCAGAAGCCGGCTCCGGTATCGAAAAGGCCATGTCTAGCGCGCTCGGCACGCTCGGCAGCTTTGGCAAGGGTCTTGCCGGCGGCGTCGTCGGCGGGCTTGCCGTTGGCGGCATTGACGAGATTCTCGGCCGTGTCCGGGAGCTTTCCAAGAGTGTCGCCGAAGTCGGCGACCAGGCCAAGATGACCGGCATGAAGGCGAAGGACTTTCAGGAACTCGCCTATGTCGCCGAACAGAACCGCATTCCCGTTGACGCCCTTGCCGATGGCATGAAGGAGCTTTCTCTCCGCGCTGATGAGTGGATCAAGACCGGACAGGGCAGCGGTGCGGAGAGCTTTCAGCGGCTCGGCTATTCGGCCCAAGAGCTTGCGAAGAAGCTCGAAGATCCAAAGGAACTGTTGCTGGATATCATCGACCGCACGCAGGAGCTTGACCGGGCCGCGCGCATCCGTGTCTTCGATGAGTTGTTCGGCGGCTAAGGTGGCGAAAAGTTCGTGCAGCTTATCGACCGTGGCAGGGAAGGCATCGCCAAGACGATCAAGGAAGCGAACGCTCTCGGCATCATCATGTCAGATCAGCTTATCCAGCGTGCCGACGAATTCAATCAGAAGTGGGATGCTATCGGCCGCACGATCAGCACGAATGTCAAGCAGGCCGTGCTTGGCCTTGCGTTTGCCGCCGACGATTTCCTCGACAGCTTCAACAAGGTCGAAGAGCAGGCGACCGGCAACGTTCAGAAGGCTCTCATTGCCAAGTATAAGGAGCTTGACGAGGCCAAGAGGAAGCTCGCCGAACTCCAGCAGGATCAGCTCGCTAACCCGGATGACCCCTTTGTCGCGCAAAACATCGAGCGCCAGCAACAGGCCGTCGCCGAGCTGACCAAGGAGGCGATGAAGCTCCGCGACGTGCTGGACCGCCGCAGCGGCTATTCCGATAATTTCGTCTACAAGACCGGTGAAGACGCGAAGGCAGCAACCCCGCAGATCAACGCCTTGAATGCGGCGCTGGCGAACACCGACACCAGCACCCGGAGCGCCATCAATGCGATGACGAGCTATGCCGCTGCAATCCGCGCGCTCAAGGGCGAGGTTCCCGAACTGGCGAAGCAGCTTGCGGAATTGGACGCCAAGAGCAAGATCGAGGCCATCTATCAGAAGGCGGTTTCCATGGCGAACGGCCCGGCTGACGTTTACATGGCGCACGAAATCCGTGGCAAGGCGCTCGAGTCCCTAAACATCAAGAGCGCCACGGACGATCCCGAAAGCTACCTCTCTTCCATTCTGGCGACCGGCAAGGGCGCAAGTAGCATCGCCGGAATGCAGTCGGCTTTCCAGCAGAAGCTTGCCAAGATGATTGCTAGCATGCCGGACGATCTGAAGGGCAGCGTCACCATCAATTCCGGCTTCCGTGATATCGCCGATCAGCGGCAGAAGTGGCTTAATGCTCTCAAGAAGCATGGGTCGCCGGAGGCCGCTCGCAAGTGGGTGGCACCGCCCGGCAACAGTCAGCACAACAAGGGTAACGCGGCGGATCTCGGTTACGGTTCCGATGCGGCACGGCAGTGGGTTCATCAGAACGCCGGCACCTTCGGTCTGTCCTCCCCCCTCAATAATGAGGATTGGCATATCGAGGACAGCGCCGCCCGCTCGAAGGACACCACCGCCGAAATCGACAAGCTGACGGCAGTAGCACAAAAGCAGTCTGAAGCCTACGCCCGCATCACCGGCCATGCCCGCGAATACGTCAACGAGCAGAAGACTGAACAGCAAGCCCTTGGCATGACCGCAGAAAGGGCCAAGGCGCTTCGGTTTGAACAGGAAATGCTCGCCCAGGCACAGCGCGCCGGTATTCCGCTTACGGCGCAGAACCGGCAGGAGATTGCCCAGCTTGCGCAGGGGATGGCTTCGGCGGCCACTTCCTTCGAGCAGTATCAGGACAAGCAGCAGCAGGCGCAGGAAACCGCTCACTTCTTCGGCCAAAGCCTTACCGACGCCCTGACCGGCGTCATAACCGGCACACAGACGGCACAACAGGCGTTGCAGAGCCTCTTGCAGACGCTCATCAAGGCAACCTTGCAAGCAGCGCTCATGGGCGAAGGGCCGCTAGCTAACCTCTTCGGCACCGCGCCGAAGAAGGACGCTGCCGGCGGCGGTAGCGGCTTCGGCGGACTGCTTGGCGGGCTGTTAGGCAAGTTGTTTGGATTTTCGGAAGGTGGTTATACCGGTGACGGCGCGAAGCACGAGCCAAAGGGCATTGTGCATGGGGGCGAATTCGTCGTGACGAAGGAAGCTACCCGGCGCATCGGCGTGCGAAACCTCCAGCGGCTCAATGCTGTTCGCGGATACGCCGAAGGAGGTTATGTCGGGAACGCGCCCGCGATCCGCACGCGTGATCTGAAGCCGGCGAATGCGAATGCTCCGGTGCAGCAAATCAGCATCTCCGCACCTGTCACGGTCAACGCTAACGGTGGCACGCCCGAGCAGAACAACGATCTCGCCCAGAAGATGAGCAAGCAGATGGAAACGACCATGCGCTCGGTCGTAGCCGATGAACTGCGCCGCCAGACCCGGCCGGGCAACTATTTGAACCAGAGGAGCCGCTAAACGACTCACAGCGAGTCATAGGCGCGCTTCGGCGGCGCGGGTGTCTCCTTTCCCTATCCGGGAGCCTCCGCGCCCGCCTGTGACTCTCTATGGCGGAAACCGGCCGGGTGCGAAGCAACCGCGCCGGCCCATCTGCCTTCGAAACGGGAAACGTCTTTCCGATTGCCGTGAGAGAACCGCAGCCGGGAGCTTCCTTAGATACCTTCCGGGAAACAGTGCTCAAGCGGTCAGCGCCGCAAGGCGCTGACAAGGCCGAAGGCCGCGTAGGCGAGCCGCGCCAGCGGCGAGTTGCAGGCGTGTCAGCATTCCTTTGTCTTGTTTGTCTGATATATGTGTATCTGTATATATGTATCTAATACATATATAGGATATATATAGATAAGCGTAAGGAATGCTGACACGCCGGATGGATATCCGCGCTCACGACTTCATGCACGCCAGCAAATTTTGGCTATACCTACCTTAAACGAACTCTCGGAGAGGTGGTAACATGCCCGTAGTATTGCCTTTTGCTGATGCCATGGCGAAGGCGCGGAATGCAATCGCATATGAAAAGGCCGTTCGCGCGTTGGACCGCACGGAGACTCGGAAGGCCGAGCGTGCCGCAGAGGCGGCGGCCGAAGGCCGCGAAGATTATAAGCCGCGCCGTTGGTTTGGTGATGATGTGGTTCGCCAACTCGCTCGCCAGCGCAACAAGGAAGAACAGCAGTCCGTCAAGCGCGCAACTGGCGTTCGTAACTACACCTTCCACGAAACGGAAGAGGAGCGTCTTGCCGCAAGACGGGCGAGCAACAGGCTTGCTTCCAAGAAGCGGCGGGACGCCAAGAAGGCCGCAGCCGCATGACGACCTTGCGGCGGCTAGCGTCAAACACCTTATTTCCTGATTTCAATAAATACTGAATTACTGAAGTAACTATATGTTTTTATTGCATTTTATGATTTTCTTTATTGCCAAATCGCTACCCATGATTCATGCATGGGACGCTCGATTTTGAGCCGGGGGATAAAATCAAATGCAAACCTACATTTCGACCGACATCTATCATGACGTTCTCGATCAGCTTGAAGAGCTGTTCGCCACCTTCGACCCGTCCAAGCCTGATTGCCTACGCACGCGGCTCATCATGATCCTCGGCGAGGAAGGTGGAATCTGGCCGTCCTCGTGCCGCAACGGCTCGGAAAATGAGAGCCTTAAGCGCGCCGCTTAACAAACCTGTCCTAAGAAAACAATGACTTACATGGCGAGACAAACACGCCTATGGCCGGCCTGTTGCTTTCCATACTTTCGTGTAGCAAATGGGAAGTCCCGCAACGAACAAGGGACGTTCCCATGCACAACTCCATTGGAAATGAGCGTGATCGGTAGGAAACACCGATCCGATCAGCCGTGCCTTACGTGACGGGATCAGGCTTTGTTCCTGATGGAATACCTACCGGAAGCGGCGGGAACCGCCCCGGCAGGGATTTAGAAATGTCGACTACCAAATCAACATTAAAGGCCGTAGGCCAGAAAGATCTATACCATGGCGAAGACTGACAAGGAACTGTTCCGCGACTACCTGATGTCGAAGGAGAAGGGCCAAAGTGACAACGTGGGAGCTCTTTACCTCACCGGGCATGAGTGCTTCGGAATTGACGAAATGTTGCGCGACGTAGTGAACAGTATTGTCAACGCCGACCCTCAGCCGGTGGAAGAACTGGACTTCCTCATGCAGGAGTTGCGAGGGCTCCTGCATAATCTCGCTCATGTGAGGAATGGCTTTATCGCCTATAAGGCTTCTCAGGAGGCGGCGTAAATGGCCCTCAATCCGAGCCTTCGCCTCATGGTCGCTAACGCCAAGGCCAAGTATGGAGACGACTTAAAGACCGCAACGGGCATGCCCTGTAAGTCCGAATTGGAAGCGGCTTTGCGCCTTACGGTGATGGAGCACCTCGTCGTTCTCGGCTTGCGCAAGGCTAGCAAGGATGAACTCCGGCGCATCATCCTCGACGCATTGGCCGAAGGAGCGACAGCGTAGTCGCAAGGCCCGCCACCTTGGCGGGCCTTTTCCATTTCAGAGAGCTACCATGTCGAACGAATACACCGGCCTCACGCACGCTGAAGCAAATGCCCTCATGCGGTCGAAGATCATAGCCATTGCCGCAGAAACCATCGCCGAAGCGCGATCTATGTCGCCGGACGAGTGGTCCGGCCGCGATGTGCCCTATTGGTCGGATAGCATTGCTGGCGCGATCTATTACGTCGTTCAAAATCGCTTACGGGGTGGTCCATGA